ATGCGGAAAATGAGTTAATTTACGAGCTTCTCCATACCACATATTTCTAATACCTCTTGCTCTTCCAGCAATCTTTATTCGCTCATGTTGGTCACGCATAATTTGTTTTAATTCAGCCAAAGACCGTAGAGGTGGATCAAAAAGTGTAAAAATGAAATTTTTTAATTCAAGGAAACTTTGTGAAAGTTCTGCGACATGAATATCTTTATAACTGGCTCCTTGATAAACAGGGCCAAATGCCATCGGAGGAGCATCAGTAGCAAAACGACCCAGATTAGCAGTTCCCTTTTCAGTAATTGTTGCTTTTCCTACTTGTTGCGGTCCTATAGGTATCTGAGGAGGAGACCAGGTTAGAGGAGTCTCATATTTTTCATTCATTACTTTTGCTAGAAAAGCCAAATCTGGATGTGTTACAGCCCGCTCAAATAAATCCAAATTAAGACCTCTTCTTCCTCCTACAAAACGTGGTATGAATGACGATAGATATTCTTTTTCTATCATATCAAGTTCCTCAGGACGAAGATTAGGATCAGGACGAAATTGAAGATATAGATCACCTACTTTATTTATACCCATTGATGTATCATCTTTAGGATATACAAGAGTATCAGAATGATCGTAACCAAGATCACTCTCATCAAAAAAACGAAAACTCCAAACATGCTTTGGCTTAAGTTCAAACTCTATAGGACCACGATTGTATTTGTGTGTGCCGACAAGTCGCGCAGTATTATCTCTTCTAACTTCTGGCTTGAGATTGGGTAATACATACGCCATATCCTGTGTGGCATTTCTAATGAACTCTTTAATTTGTTGATTAGAAGTCAGCCGAGGTTCAAACATATTATATATACGAGCGAGTAACGTGACCACATGGCGAACTTTTTCATATATTCTTCTTCTTACAGGTGTATCTTGTGTATCTCGTAAAACACCAAAATGGGCCATCCCTACTTAAATTTGAATATATTTTATGGTATCTATGGCGGCAAAGATGCTTTCCTATAAATACAAGGAAGATGATGTGCTAGAAGTTGGAATTGATGAAGCGGGGCGCGGCTCCCTCTTTGGTCGGCTTTATACCGGTGCTGTAATTCTTCCTTTTGACAAAGATGATATCTTTGATCATGGCGCAGAACTCAAGCAGATTAATGATAGTAAGAAATTGACAAAGCGGCGCCGAGACATCTTGTATGATTATGTTCGGGAAGTTGCTCTTGACTGGGCTTCAGGCTATGCTGAACCGATAGAAATTGACGAAATGAATATTCTACAGGCCGATTTACTGGCAATGCGTCGGGCTGTCGCAAAACTAGAATTTACTGCTGGACGCTACTTAATTGATGGAGATACTCCGGTGAATTTCTCAAAATCGGGATCTGTTATTGAAGAATACTGTATTCCTCAGGGAGATGCGAAGTTCATATGTATTGCTGCAGCATCCATTGTCGCAAAAGTGGAGCATGACCGTTGGATTCAAGGTATTTGTGCTGAGACACCAGAACTTGACACTAAGTATGGCTTACTGTCAAATATGGGATATGGGACAGCAACGCATATGCGTGGATTGAAAGAATATGGTGCTACGGACCAACACCGGAGGTCTTTCAAACCGGTTAAAGATGTGCTAGGATGGCTCGGATCGCTTTAAAACCAGTTCTTGCGGCTGCGGCTACGGTTCTGCTGGCTGCGGTTGCGGTTCTGCTGGCTGCGGTTGCGCTGCTGCTGCTGCTGTTGCTGCTGCTTCTTGGCAGTCTTGCCCTTGCCACCACGCTTGCCGGCCTTTGTCTTCTTAGCGCCACCACGCATCTGCTGCATCTGATGCTTTCCATTTCCTGAGCCGTTCATTATATATTTAGGGTAGTGAAATAAATTTGAACGCGGACCCTTTTTTTAGTTTATGTAGAATATTGTGAAATGCGTCTGCTCTTTGTTGATACCGAAACGAATGGTCTACCCCAGACACGCTGGGCAGATGAATCCGATTGGAAGAAATGGCCGGAGATTCTCCAAATTAGTTGGGAAATCTGGGAAGTAAAGGAAGGGGCTGAGCCTAGTATTGTGAAGTCAGAAGATCATGTTCTCAAACAGGATCCGGAGATTAAGTGGTCCGCTGAGGCTGAGAAATTCCATAAGATTTCATTGTCAATGTGCCAGGCGCAAGGAAAAGAATGGAATCCCGTTCTCAAGATGTTTTATAATGATTTGGAAAAATGTGACGCTCTAGTTGCTCACAATCTTGATTTTGATCGCAAGATTATTCGTGCGGCAATGTGGCGTTCCAAACTTGTACCGTGGGCATCTTTTAGTGGTCCTGCGATGGTGACAGCAAACGACCATGTTGTTCTTGAACTCTGTACAATGCGGGGAGCGCAGGGTTTCTATAACTTTGGTCCAGACCGCAATGGGAATCCGAAAGCACCCACGCTTAAGCAACTTCATGATGCCTGTATTCCAGGGACCTATGATTGTTCAGGTGCGGGTCCATGGCATGATGCTAAACATGATATTCATTGCGCTGCGCTCTGTTTCTGGGTTATGTGCCGGGACTTAAGGTTTCGGGAAATTCTACCCAAGTGTGCGCAACTTACTGGACGCAAGTTTACATCTGAAGAAGAGGATTTGCTTAATTCAATCAAGACCTATACAGGCGTGTAACCAAGCAGCCTCTTCTGCTCGTCGCTCTAGGCTATAAGGTCCTTGCATAAAATGACCTGTCTCCGAATCTATGCGACAGGCAACCTTCCAGCCTTTTTTTCTGAGAAGTGTAGCCCATTTCAGTGGCTCCCAATACATCACTTCTGTATCATAGATGCCACCCGATGCTAAGACGGGCACACCGGGTCCTTCTTGTGTTGTTAGTAGAGGGTCTAAGGATAGAGCGGCTCGGAATCCTTCATAATTTGAGGTATCAAAGAACTCGTCCATTTCCAGTCGTAAAACAGGAATCACATCATTAGTTGAACCTTTTACTACATCTACGAAAGGGACTTCTGCGCAGGCAGCACCACATAATCGCCTAGGGTTTGATACTTTTTGAACCGCATTAGCAATATGAAAACCGCCCGCAGATCGACCAAATAAAATTGTCTTTGCGGGTTTTATATTATAGAGTGCTTGAATCTGTGGAATTGCCGCAATGTAATCTAGCAGACCTACCATTCGGTTATTGCTACGCGCTGCGTCCCAGTCCGCAATTCCATTATCTCCGCCACCGCGAACACCAATAAATGAAATAGCATAACCCTCTCGGATAAAAGGCAGAAATCGTGCTACTAAATGTCCGGGTGTAGGAATACCATAATGTCCGTAGACATAAGCAATAAGAGCCCGCGGTTCTTTACCTTTTTGATAGACCGTTGTAGCCGGAATATGATGGCCTTCACGCACACAGATTGTGTAATCTGCTTCTATACCGAGGTCATCCGTTGCTGCTAATTTAATAGTTAAGTCTTGCGTAATAACAAGTTGCTGGGCTCTTCGCGTCGGTGAAAACCAGAGAAATGTTTTATCGGATGCTGAATCCAGCAAAAGTAATTTTCCAGTGGAATTAGGCTGAAACATAATCTTTTCTTTTCCATCGCGAATTAAGGATAATTGAATAATTTGGTGTGTAAGTGTTTTACAGAAAAATCCATCTTCAATTGTTTGAAGAGGATAGATATCGGCTATTTTCTTATTTCCAATCATATCCCATACAATTTGTGTTGTTCGGACATTGTATACAGTGGTATCCGTCCACCAATATGGATATGCGAATCCTAGTATATTCCGTTTACCATCAATCACCTTTTTGCTATAACCGCTTGATAAATCAACAACATATAAGTTTCGGAATCGGCGACCTTCTTGAAAGTACCATAGACGTTGCCCTACAACTTCACAGGGAAACACAACTTGATTTCTCGAACGACTTTTAACAATGATTTTTGAAGCGCCATTATCAAAGACTTCTTCTAAGGTATAAAAGCGTTGGACTTCTTTACATGTTTGAATAATAAGACGACCTTTGCTTACACACATAGAACCAACATTTTTTATAGTCCAAGCACTACGTAAATCACTTTGACTGTATGCTGTTAATTTCTTGCGTTCACTTCCTTGCCACTGCTCGTCTTCAATTACCAGCAGATAGTTCTTGAAAAAAGCGTATTCATAGATACAGGGCCAGACCCGTTTTTTATAAGTTAAATGTTTGAGGTCATGGTCTAAATAACGAACATCTATACCATTGTCAATAAAATGGGGTTCTGATAGCATTGTGTCATTGGCTTCTTGCATAAGTTTGAGCCATTTGTTTACTGGGAGTTTTGCGATTTGTTTTTTCCATCGGGCCGCTTCATCTTTTAAGGCCGCTTGCGTATCAGGATGATCTAGATCTTCCATATAGGCTAGTTCATCAGTGTATTGAATAAATGGAAGTTTAACAATTTCCATTCCTCTATTATGGTTGCTTAAACTATTTTTGCTAGAATACTTTAGGGTCGCGGTATGGCTTTACCGGTTCAAACAAATCCATATATTACTGAGCATATCGCTTTCAAAGAACAGGAACAGGCAATTATGAAAGCAAGTCTTTTGCTGGAAATTGAAGGAATTTATCATTGGAATAAACCCTTAAAAGAAGAAATATTTGATTCTGTGCGCGTATTCTGCGCCACGCATCATATTGCTTTTGGTATTCGTGTTTTTAATAGTGACGCTTTTTGGCAGGATAGAGAATGTTTAACACAGTTACCAGCATTTCATATTTATTACAAAGATGAATATGAAAAGTCGTTTTATTGCGAAGATGAACCGGCTATTATGATACAAGAGGTTTTGCGTGATTTCAAAAATTCATCACAAAAGCAGAAAACTGGCTCATGGTGGCCTTTTTTCAAATGGCCGCTAAAACAGAAAGTACCAGTGGTTAGCTCTGCTTCTTCGCAGTATTGAAATTAATTAGTTTTCGCTTTCGAATGCGTGATACATAATATATTTAACATTTTTTCCATATGATCTATATAGTGACCGGGCTTACCACAACAGTCAATTAACATATAATTGTCAATATCAGTAATTGGTAAATTATTATAATGTATACAATATGTATTTAGATTATATAGACGTGTTTCTTTTTTTTCTATATATACACAATTAAAAATTGCTCTATTAAATAACGGTTGTTCCAAAGTATAATAATTAGATTGTACTGAATTATACTTTATAATCATATTAAAAATATCAATAGCAAGAGATTTACCGTATATAATAAATTTTCCAGCACTTAATCCTTTTATTAAAGAATTAGACTTAAGAAATTCATTCTTTTCATTTTCTGGAATTCCTGCACTAAAATAATCAAATGCAAAATCATTTTCTTCATGAACAATAATTGAATTGGGTTCAAGAACTAATGTTTTAAGTGTTTTATTGATAATAACATCTATATCTGTATAAATAAGTATATCATAATTATGTGTTAGTATTATATCACTACGAACTAATTGGTTATATTTTAACATACAGCCTTCCAATAATGTTTTAGGTTGTTCTGTTTCTATCCAATTACATTTACATAAAAGTGAATTAGCCATGTCTTTAAAAGGAGTTTCATGTTTTAGGTAATTTAATGTATATCGGTCACCAATAATAAAAAAAGAATCATTCTCATCAAGGGATTTTGATTTTATAACATATGAAAACCAAATTAAAAACATTTGAATATATTGATTCTTATGGACTGGCTTATCTTCTAATGTGAATAGAATTGTGTATAAACATACAGATGGTGGCATCTTGGAATATTATATGTAGGTGGCTTAAAATCATGCGTCTATTTCATTTTAGTCTAGCAGAATGGTCAAGAAGGATTTGAAAGTCCTTATCATTTGTATGAAAACGGGAGCATATGGTTTATCAAAAGATGTGGAAATTCTAGAGACTGCGCTCAAGGAACGGGCTTTAAAAGCCACAGATATTAATCTTACGATTGAGCACGTAGATCCGCGCACTACTAAAATTCCATGGGCGGATGTAGCATTTCACATTGAAGTCCCTTGCCGTCTAGCAATTCCATATGCTCGAAAGCATTATTTTATGGTGAATCCCGAATGGTGGTACAAGGAAGAGTGGAAATGGACGGCCGCAGTGGAAGGCGCAACATTTATTCAGCGGTATCCGAAAGCAATTACTATACAAGATATGCCCGAAATTCCAGCAACTTCTGTTTTTACTTTGCTATGGCGTGGCCCTAGTGTTCTCCCACCACCTGTTAAGAAGTTTCGTCAGCGCACATTTGTCTGTTTTCTTGGAGCATCCAAGCATAAGTTGGCTGCTGCACTTGAAGTGGTTGCTGTGTGGCCGGCAAATGCTCCGCTTCTCAAAATATGGGGCTCTTCCGATGTTGTAGCAAAACTCAAAGAAGTATGCGAAGGCCGCGCAAATATTGTCCTAAACAGCGAACATATTAGCAATGAGGATGTTCTAAAAACACTAAGTGAAAGTGAATTTTGTCTCCT